GCGTGAACGTGTACTTCGGCTCCTTCGGGAAGTCTTTGATCAAGTCACCGACGTTCCACAGGCTCTTGGATTCCAGCCACGTCTGCATGTTGTTGTCTTCGGCGATCTCCTTGAAGAACTTCTTCGGCGACCCGAAAACCACCTTGTGGAACGAAAGCGATTTGTTCGACAAAGAAGAAGCTATGGTCCCGGTGGAAATCGGGTAGTACGCCTTTTTCGCCATCTGCTGGATTATCTGCATCTGCGTCAACGAGGGACCGTAAACGTCGCTGATGCTGTTGCGGGCACTAGGAATCAGCCCGATGATGCAGTGCAGGGTCACGACGAAGTCCGTCTGGTTGACGCGGTCGAACATCGGCTGGAGTACGAAGCCGTTGAATATCTCGCCGTATTGTCCGGGTGATTGGTAACCGGCCTGAAGCGAGACCTGCATGCCCTGCTGGATCGGAGGCGGCTGCGTCGATTGGCTGGCCTGTGTCGGCGGAGAACCGCTCGTCGCCGTGCTTCCTTGGCTCAAGAAAAAACTGCTCAGTTGTTCGTTCGGGTTCCAGATTTCTATGTCCGCCGTCCAATACCACTCGTACCATTTCGTGTGGACGCGGAAGCGCACGCGGAGCGGATCGCCTTTTTCTTGATCGGACGACAACGTATATTTCTTCGACTGCCCGGTGATGTCGAGCTGCCAGCGGCGCCCGAAGAGCGAGTTGGCGTTGTCTGTCACGGCACGTAAGCTGCCGTATCGCCCCAGACCATGGCAAAGGAGGACCCGAGATTCGAGGCGTTCGGGTAGTCCGTCGAGCCGACGCCGCCTCGGTCCACGATCCAGATGCTGCCGATGTTCAAGTAGCCGAACTGCGCGAGCAAGTTCAAGCCGGTGACCAGCGGGAGCGAACTCAGGAGCAGGGTTCCGGACGCGTCGAAGATCGACATCTCCCAGAGACCGGCGACCTCGTTGAAGTTCAGGTTCACTCCGAAAGTGACAGACACGCCGTTGATGAAGACCGTCACCTGCCACGTCTGGTTCGGAGCGTTATCGAGCGGGATCAGATATTGAGACATGTTCAGTGAGAAGGAAGGAGCTGAATACTATTCAAATCCGTTTGGATTTCAGGCGGAACTGTTTCTGGCCCCTTCGTCCCTTCATTCGTCGAGTTCGTCGTGTTCGGCCTGGAACTCACATCCTGCTCCGCAACCGTCGCCGAGATGATCTGCTTGAAGCTCAAGACGCCGCGGAACGCCCCGAAAGTCTCGCGCGTCTCCGTCCCACGGACGAACTCCAGCCACATGTTCTCGTAGGAGTCGAGGCGCGTCGCCAAGGTGATCGGGACTCTGGCCGCCTGTATCTCCTTGAACTTCTGGTAGGCCGCGACCGAACGCGAGTTCCCCGAATACTGACCATTCTCGTAACTCTGAAGCGCATCAGAAATCGCAACCTCCAAGGTCACGCGCGCCGGGCGCAGGTAGACGTGGTCGATGACGGCGGAACCGACCTGAACCGGGTGCTCCGTTCCTATCGCTTCCTGAACGTGGTCCACGCGGAGCGTCGCGTCGAAGTAGTACGTCGTCGACTCGCCCTGCGGCAGCGTACAGGTCATCGAGTAGAGCTGAGGCTGCGATCCCCAGTTCGGCGGCCTGAAACCAGAGGCACTCATGCCGTCGAAGTCCTCGCGTACGCTCCCTGCGCCTGCGCGTACCACTGGCGCGCGATCTTGCGGTGAGCCTCGTCGATGCCGTCGCGCACGACCCGGCGCGCGTCGTCCTCCGTGAAGTTCGTACCTTGAAGGTAGACGTTCACGCCGTCGACGTGGAAAGACGAAGGATGAGCCGCGAGAGGCTGCTGGCCGTACCATTCTCCGCCGGATTGGTACTTCTTCCTGCGCGCGAGGATGTCGTTTATGTAACCCGTCGGGTCTTGGGTCACATAGCCCCCATATTCCTTCAGCGCTCCGCCTACGTCCCCGTGGTGCTGGCCGCGGAGTTGGTGCCAGTACCGCACTCCGGCCTCGATGTTCTTCTCCGGGTCCCAAGCCTCTTCACTGCGCAGGCCGAGCGCCATCGCCGTCCCGGGCATCAACTGCATCAATCCCATCGCGCCCTTCGTGCTCAGCGAGCGCGGGTCCCACGTGCCTCCCGTCTCGTGCGAGATGATGGCCTCGATCAGCGCGGGGTCTTCGCCGTACTTCTCGGCGTACTTCTGGGCCAAGGCCATCTCCCGCCTCCGGACAGCCGGGGGCTGAGCCGACATTCTCGGCTCTATCCTGTGCCAGAGTTCACCCAGTGTCCCCGGCTTGCCGCGCTCGCCCCAGAACTCCTTGAACGATCCAGGCTGGCCGGAGTTTTCGTGCATGTAGTTGAAGAAACTGATGAAGTTGCTCAGGACCTCGATGCCCTTGCCGGTGACATTGATCGCCCACTCGACGTTTTGCTTCGTGAAAATCTTGTCGATCAATCCCCCGACTTCGCGCAAGAAAGGAACGAGCTTCGTCGAAAGGTAGGCGGAAATCTTCATGAAGCCTTCCGGACTCTCAAACCAGTCCACGAAATGCTTCATCCTCTCTTCGAGAGATTCCCTTCCGCCGGCCAGCTTGTTGATGATGTCCTCGGTCAATTTCATACCGAAAATCTTCATCGCCGGGATCATGCGCGTGAACTGAAACTCCGTGTCCCTGATCTTCCGGAAAGCCCGCTCGCCCTCGTCCCCGCCCAAGAGCTTCAGCATCTCGGTTTGGTCCTTGATCAGTTGGCGGTATCTCTCCGCGAGTTCCGGTGGACCCCAGATGATCTCTTCTAGCGAGTAGCCGAGCGCGTCAGTCGCGTTCTTCATCTTCCGGGCCGCTTCGGTCGACATCAACATGCGGCGCGCGTAGAGCTGCATCCCGAGGTCCTGCTGCGCGACGTTGTGGAGCAGCCCGACCGTCGCTCCGGCCACGGTGGCGGCGGCCCCGACGAAGGCGGCCCCGATTCCGACGAACCCCTCGGCGGTCGAGCGCGTGAACTTGTCGACGACCGCAGAAGTCTTGGCCAGTGCTTCGTGGAACTTGCGCTGGCTGACGTAATCTACGTTGAAACCAATCGCTACGAGGTATTCGTCAATTGATCTATAGTCAGGCATTCAAGTTCGCCGCGCGCCAGCGCCGTTCGTTCTCCCGCTGTGCCGCCATCGCTTCGTGGATTTCTACCAGGTCGTGGAACGTCATCGTGTTCACGTCCGCGTGCCGCCAGTGACCGGCCAGCACTGGAGCTAGGAGGTAGGTGTCGACCCAGGTGCGGCAAGGCTCGATAGGTCGGGAAAGACCGTCAGCAGAAGACTCTTCGCACCCGGCTCGAAAAAACAGTGGAGGTTGAACGCCAGAGCCGCCGAGATAAGGACCGCGATCTCGACGAGCGAGAGGCCGAAGAGGTCCGCACCAGTGTCTTTGTGGAACAGCGGCATCGCGACGTGGTTAGCATCGTAACGCTTGATGACGGACAGAGTCTTCTGTTGGACCCGGTTGAACGTGTCTTCGGGAAATTGCCTCAGCGCAGCAGTGAACCCGGCAGCGAGTTCCTTTTCGTCGAACTTCCCAGGGTCTGCGCTCATCGCAGGGAAAGCGAGGTTGCTCGCCAAGAATTGAAACGTTATCCAACTCCCGTCCCGTGGAGTGAATCGCGAAAACTGGTAGGTATTTTCTCCGAGCTGAAAATCCCTCGTGGCTTCCATCTCGACATCTCCTTTCTAACTTGCGCCAGCATTCAAGCGACTATTCTACATTTGGTTAATCGAGCAGAACATGATGACCCACGTGACGTACTGCCCCTGCGCGGCGAACGGGTAGTCAGGAATCTTCTCGAAGCTCCCGCCGCTGCAATTCCACTGCCGCCCGAGCGTCAGGTTCCGGACGCTCGCCTGCGTGCTCGCCCAATTGGAACTGTTCCCGCTGTCGGCCTGAGATTTCACCAGATTGTAGAGATCGAGCAGGGCCGTGTGAATCTCGCTCGTTTGGAGGATGCGGATCGAGACGCGTCCGCTGTCTCCGGCGATGTAGCTCGGCAGCACCGTAGAATCTGCCGACGTTTCGTGCGTCGTCCGGACCGTGTCCATCGTGAGCGTGAACTCGCCAGCGCCGACTCCGCCAGCGAAGGTTATCGGCGTGCCGCCAAGAGCCGGACTGGTGACGCTCGCGGCACAGTCCTTGAACGACCAAGTTGGTGATTGCGCTGACATTTTTCAATTCCTCCTGATTACAAGTTCACGATCACTTCGATAACGACACTCTGGACCGCTCCCGCCTCGTTGATGACGATGTAGATCGGCATCGCCTTGCGGGCTGCGTGATCCGCCGCCGTCTGATTCACATACGGATAGGCTTGGCACAAGAACCCGGCTGGCAGCGGCGCTCCGGGCACTAGGTTGACCACCGGCTGGATACCCTCGTACGTCCCGTTTGCGGCGAGGTATCCGCTCGTCACCGCGTTCTGGAGAACCGTGTTGCAGACGTGGATCAACTGCTGCTCCCCAGCGTCGGTCTGCGGCACGCTCGGCACGCTGACCAGCAGGTTCATCACCGCGTACTGCAAATTTGCACAGAGGATGGCGCGGTTGAGAACTTGGTCAATATACAAGCCGTTCGCCACGACGCCCTGCTGCAGCAGCGTGTACTGGTTGACGTAGCCGACGTAGACGTTCCCGTTCTTCGACTGGATCAAGTTGATCTGCGACGGCGTCAAAGGTTCCGCCACGACGCCCGCGAGCACTTTTCCCCACATCGTGAAGTAGCTGTTCGCGAGCTGCGTGTTCAATCCCATCTCCAGGCCCATCGCGGCGGTGCAGGCGTAGGCGTTGCTCGGGGCCAACCCGCTCTGAGTCGTCGAGTAGATGCCTTGAGCGTTCTGATAGTTCGCCGCCTTGAGGACGCTCATCACGTCTGCCGTCCCGCTGGAGAGCACGTTCGCGTCCGAGGTCGTGTACCAGTAGGACGTCAGAGGTTGAGCAGCCTGGACGTAGGCGGCGATGGCTTGATGATCAGCGGCAGCGGCCCCGATGACCATCCCGGCGTACCAAGTAGAGTTCGCCACGCGACAGTTCGTGAAGGCGACGAGGCAAGTCTCTCCCACCGCCGTGATGTCGACGGCCAAGCCCGACCCAGAGCCGCCGGAGGTCGAGACGCTGTTCGCGACCGTGTACCCGGTGCCGTCGTTCTGCGTCACCACGGCGAGGCTGGTCACGGCCCCGACGGAGTTCACGGTCAAGACTTGAGCCTGCCCGCCCGTGGCGTTCGACTGGTTGATGTTGACCACGTCGTTGACGACATAGTTCGTCCCCGCTGCGCCGGTGTGAGGCACGACTGTGGCGAGCGAGGTCAGATCGCGACGTCCGACCCAGAGATACTGCGGTGCTGGCGTCTGCCCGAAGTAGAGCTGGGCAGCGATGTACTCCGGACTCGACACCGAGAAGCCGTCGGTCAGCATCCCGGAGAGGCCCGCGTATTGTCTCAAGCGGGTCTGCCCCAATCCTCCGAACGTGGGGATGGCGGTGCTGGTGCCGATGATGAGACCCTGGTTGAACGTCGGCGGCGTGCCGAGCTGCGGACCGGCGATGATGGTGACGTTGACGACCGGAGTGAGCGCTAGTGCTGGACTGGACATTTATTCCTCCACGGTGAAATCGGCGACCTCCACTCCGGCAGCCGTCTCTAGGATGATCTCGACGCTCTCGACGTACTGAGCCGTCGAAAGCTCGGTGACGAACTCGTTGAACCTGACTTTCAAATCCGCACGGTCCCACCACTGCCCGTCTTGCTCGTACGGCACGCGGACCGGGGCCGAAACCTCGGCGACGAAATACAACTGCGATGCGGCGAACAGATCGTGGATGTCTTGATCCCAAAGCCGCGTCCGTATCTGGCGCGCATTGTCGAAACTGTTCGGCCCGTAAACGGACCAGAATACTTCCCAGACGCGCGTGTACTTCACGACTTGCGTGAACACCGTCGGACCATTCACGTAATCCATGTCGCGCGTCTTGTTCATCAGATCGTCGACTTCGTAGCAGCGGACGTAGGCGACATCCTCGGAAGCCTTCTGCGCCGGTTGTCCGAAGGACTGCCATCCGATCCTTACTGCGGAGTTCGGGTTCGCGGCGTTCTGAAACTGCGGCACCATCGCGATCGTCACCTGCTGAGCGACGACCGAGAACTGCTGAGGAGTAAGAGGTGAAGGAGCAGATGCCATTTACTTCGCTTTGCGGACTATCCTCGGGACGCGCGTCTTCACTTCCGGCGGAGGCACTTCGCGTGGAGGTTCCGCCGGCGCTTCCCCGCGCATCTTCTGAATCTCTCGCGCGCGCAAGATCGTCTCCCGCGTCCTCGCATACAAGTGAGCGTTCTTCATCATCCGCCTTTCTTACTGCACCAAATCAGTCAACAGAACAACGGATTTACTCGGTTGTAGAACTGATAGATGATCATTCGCCCATCACCCAAGTGATACTGTTGCGCAATGCCCCGGTATCAATAAGAATGGCTGAACTTCCTTTCCGTTTTATAGTAGCTCGTTTAAGAGGCGCCCATCCATTTCTGGCGTCGTGAAACCACTGCTTGGCCGCGTTCTGTCCCGCCATGCCTGCGCGCCGCATGAACTTCTTAGCGGTCGCCGTGTTTCCCTTGAGCGCAGTCTTCGCCGCCTCTTCCATCTCGGGCAGTATCGAGTCGCGGTTCGCCTTGAGCGCGGGCTCGATCACCGGGCGCGCGGGGATGTTGTGGACCGGGCTGCCATTGGTATGGATGTACATCAATTGGGCGTTGTTGATCTTCCCCTCGCCGAACGCGCTCTTGATCCTCTGGAGAGGAGTTTTAGGCTCGGACTCCAGACGAGGAGCGTTCGCCTGCGGTATGCCGACGTAGACTCGCTGGTGGAGCAGCGCCGCGATGTCCGGCCCCTTTCCCCGCTTGTGCTGCAGGTTGACGGTCGGCTTCATGCTCCGGCGGTCCTCCGGGCTATGGCGAAGTAGTAACCCTGCTCGCTGTAGTTCTTGCTGAGCACGACGCGGTACTGCTCCCCGTTCCACGTCAGGATGTCGGCCGTGATCCCCATCGCCTCGTCCGTCATATACATCGGCGTCGTCGAGCGGAACGACATGGATTCGTGCACTCTGTCAGCTTCCGGCACCATTTCGAGTTCGCGCCCGGTCGCGTTCCTCACTGCCCCGAACGCCCGAATAATCTGCGGCGTGTAAGCCTGCCAGCCGCCGCCGGAGAACTGACCTGGATTCCTCTGGATCGTGAAAGGAGAGCAAACGTCCGCATCCGACAACACGTCCGTCATGTCTACGATCACAGGAACCTACATGCGGTGGCGGAGATGCGCTCCCCGCCACGCACGCTCCCCGCGCCAACCGACCGCACCGCTCGGACGGTCCGCTTGCCCGGAAACTCTATGCGCACGTTCATCATAGTGATGGATTCGGGTAGTTGAATACCGGCGGCCCGGAGTACGGCGAAAGCCCCGGAACGAACTGGAACCACCCCGGAGGCGAGTATCCGATCCCGATCTGCCGCGGCCCGGCTCCGATCATCCTGATGTAGCGGATCAAGCGCTGCCCCCAGACCGTATAGTTCCAGTGCTCGGCGTCGGCAGCGAAGACGGCGGCGTTGTTGTACGTCACTGATACGTCTCCGGCGCTCTTCCCCGCGATCATGCCCTTCGCGATCCCCGGCACGTTCTGCGGGCCGCCCTGAGCGGCCCAAGCCTCGATCGAGAGGTTGTGCGCGGCGAACATCTCGACCGCCGCGTAGTACAGGTTCCCCCACAATCCTTGATTCAAGACGAGCACGGCGAAGTTGATCCAATACTGGATCGCGAGCGGGCTGAACTGAAGCCCGCCGGTGTTCGCCGTCGTGTCGTACTCGGGGAAGTCGGCGAGAAACTGCTCCAGTGTGGGTGCGACGTTCGTCGGGCCGATAGGGTTCGATTGCATCGGAGAGGTGGACATTAGTTATCTCCGACTTTCTTGACCTTCGTAATCTTGTAGGGCCCGCCGCCAATCGGCTTTTTCACCTCAGTCCCTTGCTTCATCTCTACATTCGTTTTAGCCGTATGGGACAATCCCTTCAATACTCCGCCGGTAAATTCTCGCGTAACTTCGAATTGAGCGTCTTTCCCGTGCTCCTTCTCGACCTCTTCCTCCTTCGCCCACTCGACCAGCGAGCCGTCGTCCATCCCGCCGTGCTCCTTCGACAGCAGATTGTCCGAACGCGAGTCGGGAGGATCGCTCTGCGTCGGGCTCACCTCGTCTGCCGCATCCTGCATGCCCTTGTACACGGGGACCGGATTACTCTTCCCCTCGCTTGGCAAGGTCGAGGCGCTCCCCTCAGCGCTCCCCACGTTGCCGTGCTGCCCGGCCCAGAACTCGTTCCCCTGCCGGTTGATCTCCGCAAGCGTGATCGAGCCGCCCCCGACCGGAGTGTAGTCGTGGCTCTGGACCTCGTGCGAGCGAGCAGCTTCGTGCATCTTCTCCTCGTTGTAGGTCTCCGAACCGCCGTCGACTCCGGAGATCGTCCCCTTGTTCTTCGAGGCATAGAAGACCTGTTCGCCTTTCTTCTCCCCGTATCCACCTTCTGATGGTGGCTTCTCCATTTCACTCAATATCTCTTTCCCTTTTTCCGTCAAAGGCATCGTCGGACCTCCTGTGTACCGTTACTTCTTCCTGCCTCGCGCCGGGTTTTTCTGCGCCCACCAGTCGTCGACCGACTTCAGAAACTCAGGCCGCATGAGCGGTTCAAGCCCGTCGAAGAACA